TAAATTAGGTTTTGATGCCGACTCAATGATAGCTTGGTTGAAAGAAAGACCAGGCAATTCAAAAATATGCAACGATTTGATTGGTATCTTGGAAGATGGCTTTGAAGTAAATCCTATCAATAAATTAAATATACATGCGAAAATAGAAAGTAGAGTAAAAGACCTGATGGTGGAAGATGAGCTGGGAGGAATGTTAGATCGAGATGATGTCGGTCACTACAGAGCTAGATTGATTGTATGGCAAGCCAAAAGTATAACAGCAATATTTGCTCCTATATTCAAGAAAGCAAAAGAGAGAGCAAAAGCTCTTTTAAATGAAAGAATAGTTTACACAGATGGTATGACTCCACAAGAACTAGCAGCAAGAGTGAGGAAAGTAAGACACAATAGAAACATTTGGTTCTTAGAAGATGATTTGAAAAAACAAGACAGACAAACGGACAGGAGATTAATTGAAATAGAGATGAACTGGTATCTAAAACACTTGGGTGTGGACGAAACGGTGATAAATCTATGGAAAATTGCTCATGAAAAGTGGACTGCTAAAAACAAGTTAATAAGAATAAAAATGGATGGCATGCGACAGACAGGGCAAGCAACAACAGCACTAGGAAACTTTTTTATCAATCTACTGATAAAAAGTTATTTATTAAAAGACATATCTGCTAGAGTGTTGTTGATGGTTTTATTAGGAGATGACAACTGCTTAATAACTGATGGCAAGGTATCCGCGAAAGACAATGAGTACATATGTAGAACCAAGTACAACATGATATCGGAAAGCACTCATAGCACAAGACAAGGTGGTTTCCTAAGAATGATTATACACAAAACTAGAGACGGTTCGCTGAACGTGGGTCCAGATATATTAAGATTAAGAAGGAGGTTTGAGATGCCAAACGGTGTGTCTGAAGCAACGTTAGAAAATACGGTTGCTAGGATAAGGAGTTATTGTCACATGATAGGAAAGATAAGAGACCTCAAACCAGTGATAGAAAAATACTCGATTGAAGACGTGCCAGAACCATGGTATGACATCCAGGACTTGATGGTAGCGACAGCTGACAAGTATAAAGTGGAGACAGCATACGTGGAGCAAGAGTTGGCCAGACTTGTTGAAACCATGAAGAATCCAGGTTTTTATGAAATACATAGGGAGCTGTTTTCAATTGAAAAATTTATTTAAGTGTGCCCCC